GCCAAAGACGAGATGAATTAACGCAGTCTTTGGTTGATGGTTCGATAGCCACAATGGAGGACTATCGGTTCATAACTGGTCAAATACGAGGACTGACTTGGTGTGAAGAAGAAATAAGAACCTCGATGAAAGGTATAGAAGATGAGTAAAAAATTATATGTCCCAGATCGGATTTTGGGAAAAAAAGTGTTAAATCCGACTCCATCACCAATATCAAAGGGATTTGGTAAAACTGATGATTCAAACAAGAATGAGGAAGATCCATCTAAATTAGATAAATCTGTTATTGACAGATTGCCTCAACCAACTGGTTATAGGCTTTTAGTTATTCCTTACTATCCAAAAGAAAAGACGAAGGGTGGCATTTATATTCCTGATGCTACTAGAGAGAGGGAATCATTTGCAACTGTTGTAGCTTATGTTGTCAAAATGGGTCCAGACGCATATCAAGACACCCACAAATTCCCAAATGGAGCATATTGTTCTGAAAAAGAATGGGTGCTTATGGGTAGATATGCTGGAAATAGGTTCAAAGTGGAAGGACTTGAGCTAAGACTCATAAATGATGATAATATTATTGCAAAAATACTTGATCCAACAGATATTTCTTATGTATAGTGGAGAGTAACATGAATGACACACAAGAAAAAAATTTAGAACAACAAGACGTTGAAGAAAACGTAATTGTTGACATTGAAGAATCAGAAAATGAAAAATCTGATGCTCCTAAAGTTGAGGCAAAAGAAGAAGAGCGAACAAATATTCGTTCTGAAGAAACAGAAGAAGAATTAGAAAATTATTCTGACAATGTTAAAAAACGCATCAATCAATTAACAGCTAAAAGAAAACAAGCTTTAGAAGAAGCAGATGCCGCTTTTAAATATGCAGAGGAGCAAAAAAAGAAAAACGAAGAGTTGCAACAACAATTAAAGCAACTAAATTCTGGTTATACTTCAGAGTTTGGAAATAGAATAGAGGCACAATCTGCACAAGCAAAAAAACTTTATAAGGAGGCTTTTGATGCTGGAGATGCTGAAAAAATGTCTGAGGCAAGCGATCTCATGGCTAAACTTGCTATTGAGAACGAAAGACTCAGAATACAAAAACTTAGAACCGAAACTCAAGGAACTGAAAAAAATGAGGGAGAAAGTCAACAAATCACCCCTCAAGCGAGGCAGACCCCGCAAAAACAAGATTTAGATCCTAAATTACAAGGTTGGCTTGATAAAAATAAATGGTTTGGTCAAGACATGGTTATGACTAGAGGAGCACAAGCCATTCATGAGCAAGTTGTAAGTGAAGATGGTATTGATCCATCTACAGATGAATATTATAAGGAAATTGACAAACGCATGAGAGTTGAATTTCCACATAAATTTCAGAGTGACAGAAAAGTCGCCCAGACTGTTGCACCTGTCAATGGCAAAGCCGTTGGAAATAATGGGCGGAAAAAGCAAATTGAACTTACACCTGGACAAGTTGCATTTGCTAAAAAAATGAGAATACCTTTAGAGCAATATGCTAAAGAGGTAGCCAAAATAGAAACCAGGAAAGGAGCCTAAAATGGTGGATAGAACCAATCGAGAGTCTGCAACTCGTGAAAAACAGGAAAGAAATAAAGCTTGGACACCGCCAAATCAATTAGATGCTCCACCAGCACCTATAGGTTATAAGCATAGGTGGATAAGAGAACGAGTTATGGATTATGATGATAAAGCAAATATTCATAAACGGCAGCGAGAAGGATATGAACTTGTGCGTGCAGAGGACTATCCAGATACAGATTTTCCAGTGATTGACGAAGGCAAAAATGCTGGAGTCATCGGTCAAGGAGGACTTTTATTAGCACGGATACCCGAAGAAATTGTTGAAGAAAGAAATCAATATTTTCGGAATAAAACAAGCACCCAGATGGAGGCTGTAGATAGAGACTTAATGAAAGAATCTAATCCTGCAATGCCAATATCTAAAGAAAGGAAGTCTCAAGTTCACTTTGGTGGCAAGAGGCAAAGTTAATAAAATTCTTACTTAGGAGTTAAAAATGGCAAATCAAGATGCTGCTTTTGGCATGAGGCCACTGAAAATGATAGGGGGAGCACCCTATACTGGTGGGCAAAGCCGATATAGAATCGCTGCCAATTACGGAACTGCTATTTTCCAAGGTGACATGGTAGCTCAAGTCACTGGGGGAACTATAGAAGTACACGCCGATGGTGGTACTGTTCCAATAGTTGGAGTGTTCAATGGTTGTAGATTTACAGATCCTACAACGAAAAAGGAAACTTTTTCAAACTTTTATCCTGCAAGCACAAATGCGTCAGACATTGAAGCTTTCATAATCGATGATCCAGATGTCGTTTTTGAAATTCAAGCAGATGCTGCATTTCCAATTGCGGATTTATTTGGTAACTTTGACATCGTATATACAAGTGCAGGTTCAACTGTAACTGGTATTTCTGGTGCAGAGTTGGATGTAACAACAGGTGCAACAAACACTAATCTTCCGATCAAAGCGATAGACATATCACAAGATCCAGAGAACAGTGATGTTGGATCAGATGCCACTAACGTCCAAGTTGTGATTCAAAACCACATCTTTGGTGTTAAGGGTGCAGGATTAGCGTAAGGGAGATTAGATTATGGCTATATCACGAGCACAACTCGTAAAAGAGTTAGAACCTGGTCTTAACGCTTTATTCGGCATGGAATATGATCGTTACGACAATGAGCATTTAGAAATCTATGAAACAGAATCATCTGACAGAGCTTTTGAAGAAGAGGTAATGTTGAGTGGATTTGGAAATGCTGCAACAAAATCAGAGGGTGCTGGAGTAGCCTTTGATTCTGCAAACGAAGTATATACTTCAAGATATACAATGGAAACTATTGCATTAGCTTTTGCATTGACAGAAGAAGCAATGGAAGACAACTTGTATGACCAGCTTGGAGCAAGATATACAAGAGCGTTAGCAAGATCAATGGCACACACAAAGCAAGTCAAAGCCGCTGCAGTTTTAAACAATGCGTTTGATTCAAACTTTACAGGCGGTGATGGTAAAGAGCTTTGTGCAACAGATCACCCATTAGGTGGTGGTGGTACATTTAGAAATGAACCATCAACTGCAGCAGATCTTAATGAAACATCATTAGAAAATGCTCTTATTGACATTTCAAACTTTGTTGATGAGAGAAACATGATTGTTGCATTGAGAGGAATGAAATTAATTGTTCCACCTGCATTACAATTTGTTGCAGATAGATTGCTTGAGTCAACTCTTAGAGTTGGAACATCTGACAATGACTTAAACGCTATTAAAAATAGAGGTATGTTACCAGAGGGTTATACAATTAACCACTTCTTAACAGACACAGATGCGTTTTTCTTAAAAACAGATGCACCTAATGGTTTCAAGTATTTTGAAAGAATACCATTAAGCACAAGCATGGAAGCTGACTTTGATACAGGCAACATGAGATATAAAGCTAGAGAGCGTTATGCCTTTGGTTTTTCAGACCCTCGTGCTGTCTTTGGTTCTCCTGGAGCCGCTTAAAAATATTTACATATTTTATAAGGGGTCTTTTCAGACCCCTTTTTTTTGTGTATAGTTAAAGTACCTTGACGAAGAATTAACTTCGACAACAGCCAAGACAAGGAGACATACATGGCTAATACAACTTTCTCAGGTCCTATTAGATCTGAAAGCACAATCAAAACTATCAGCAAAAATGCTACAACTGGAACTATTACAGAGGTAACAACTCTTGGTGGAGCACCAGTTAGTTTGTCTGATGGTAATCAAACTTTAGATAATGCTACTCACAGTGGTAGAGTTTTACTTGTACCAGATGGGGGACAAGATAATACTTATACATTACCTGCACCAATAGCTGGATCTATGTTTAGATTTGTTTATGCCGGTGGTGCTGCTGATGCTACTGATGCTATAATTGTAACACCAGGTAATACAAACTTTTACATTGGTGGTGTGACATTTTTAGATACTGATGGCAATGAAGTAAGTTCAGTATTTTCTGATGGTAATTCAAACA